CCGGCGGAGGAAGTTAGGAAAGCCGTCTCCTTGATGAAGGAGGGCAATCATCTTGGAATGGTCCCTGATCCAACAAACAAGTATGATCCCAATGCTATCAAGATCGAGTATAACATTGAAACAGCAGACGGCGTTGAGTCTCTATTCCTTGGCTTCGTCCCTAAAAAGTTTTCAGCTGAAGTAGCTGGATTACTTGAGGCTGGAATTGAACTTGTTTGTATTGTCGAAGCTGTCAATCCCTCTGCTAAGCCCTGGGAGATGTGTAAAGTAACTATAAAGGAGGCTGAAGAATGAAAACTGTCTATTGTGCAAACTGTGGCCAACAACTCAACATCATGCGTAAGGCCTTGCCTAAGCATGGTATGATTATAGACGTTGTCGAGTATCATGTGTGCAAGGAAGGGCCAATCGAGTTTGATCCTAAACCTATTGACATCCCAACTTTCAAAGTCACAGAGGATAAGAATAAGTTCGTTCAAAAATTAAACGAACTATCACCTAACATCGGTGGAGTTAGTACCCTCCATCTTCGTGATCGTAGATTTGACGCCGACAAAGAGGTAGAAACAACTGCACCAAATAGTGTCTTAAGCATGATAGATTCTATGAAGGGGGCTGTTCCAGAACGGAGCTTGGATGATCCTAGATTGGAGGAATAGCTATGAAAAAGGTCTACGTAGTTAACAAATCAGCTCATGACTTTAGCGAGGCAAACAAGTATGGGACGGTAATCTTTTTATCCGAAGGCTCAATGAATAGATATGCAACTAACTCAATGGTGAGATTGTTCAAAACAGCTATGGCCGAATCCAGCGCAGACGACTACATTGTTCCTTGTAGTCTAAACGTGATGAACTCTATAGCGTGTGCTATCTTTGCTCGGAAGCATGGGAAGCTAAACTTGTTGCTATTCAAAGACGGCTCATACATTGAAAGGAATCACGTTCTGTAAATGTTTGCAGTTCTTGACATTTCCTGGTAGATATGTTATAATATGCAATGAAAGGAGGATGAAATGATTTCTTATCGGACACTTAGAAACTGGCGAAAGGATGCATTAGCATTTGATCGAGACAGGATGATGCCCACTAACTTTGAACTTCTTATGAACTCACGCATCTTGAGGTTAACTCAGGAGTTAATGGATCTTCATTTGAAATGGGCTGTGCCTATAAAAAGAGAGGAGGAACTATGATCCTAAACCTTGAACCTCGTTCAGAATGGGATATCAAGGATTCGTCCAAGCTTGACGAATATCTTCGATGCCCAAGATCTTACTTTTACCACTACGTCTTAGGCTGGGTGTTAGACTTTCCTGCTCATGACTTATACTTTGGTGAGGCATGGCACCGAGCTCGTGAATATCAACTTCTTCACGGATATGATGATGTCCAAGGAGCATACAACGCTTTCCTCTCATGCTATCGTCAATACTTCGCACCCGAAGATGATGATATGCATAAGCCTAAGACTCCCACAGGTGTGCTCAATGCCTTGATGAAGTTCGCTGAGGAACGGTCTAATGATCTCGTCGAGAATGAAGTGGTCGAGATTGACGGAACGAAGATGACGGAAATTTCTGGAACCGTCCCTGTTGACAATAATAGGTTCCTCAACTACCGCATGGACTCTATTATGCGTCGGCTTTCAGATGGTAAGATCTTTTCTTGGGATCATAAGACTACTGTCGAGAAATACATTGCAAGTCCACAATGGGCTGAGCAGTTTTATCTCTCGGTACAGAACGGAACTTACACGCATTGCCTATATTGTATGTTTCCTATTGAACAAGTCTTAGGAATAGAGTTCTGTGGGACGGGGTTTGCCTTCTTATCGCGCGGCTCTTCTTATCGCCCTGCAGGATTCTATGCTACCTTCAGACGAGTCCCAGCTTATAAAACTCCAGATCAAATGAACGCTTGGTTGTGGACTGTGAATACAGTCTTAGATTCCATCGAGAGAGATATGGATAGACTATATCATTGCTCTGACTCTGACGAAGTGCTGATGGCCTTCCCTATGAACGGAACCAGCTGCACAGACTACAAAGGCTGTCCTTATCATGACTATTGTCTGAGCTGGGCTAATCCTCTTCGCTCATGTGAAGAACCACCGCTTGGATTTAGAGAAGAGTTTTGGAACCCTGCTAAGAAGGAAGCCTCAGTAATTAAAAACCTAAAATGGAAGGAGTAAAAGCTATGGCATATGATGCTAATGCGGAATTAGAAAAGGTTCGTGCTTATTACAAACAAGACCCACTTCAGAAACGATTCAGTGCTTTAATTACCGGTGAGACTAATGCTGGCAAGACCTATCTCCTTAGGACTTGTCGCAAGCCTATCCACATAGATTCCTTCGATCCTGGAGGAACCAAGTGCTTGCGTGACCTAATCAATTCCGGAGATGTAATCGCCGATACTCGCTTTGAAGACGACGATCCCTACAATCCTAAGGCCTTCGCAGAGTGGATGAAGGCTGTTGACCTACGTTTCCATATTAAGTACTTTGAACAGTTTGGAACCTACTGCCTTGACTCAGCTACTACCTTCGGTGAGGCGGTCATGAACTATGGTCTGGGAGAAAAAGATCGAGCTGGTGAAACACCTCAGATGCGTCATGACTATATGCCCCAGAAGACTTTTATGACTAATTACATCCGAAAGCTAATGACCCTCCCTTGTGACTTCATCTTAACCGGCCATCTCCGGGAACTTAGAAAAGTCCTCTCGGTGGATACAAAGAGCGGTGTCGTAAGGGAAGAAGTCAAGTATCGTTTTTACACTACTGGTCAAGCTGTAGTAACCATCCCTCTTTTGTTCGATGAAATCTATGTCATTATTGGAGAGGAAGGCCGTGAAGGACCAAAGCGAAAGATGTTAATAGATTCCATGGGCACTTACGTTGCCCGCTCTCGCTTAAAATCTAAGGGTCTTCTAAACTCCATCGAAGAACCAGACATCAAAGCGTTGTTGAAAAAGGCTGGGTTTGATCCTTCCGATAAGCCTAGTCTATCAACGCAGAAAGGAGGTTAACTAATAAGGATAATAAGGTGGTTAAACAACTAACATCATTCCAGAAAGGAGCAGTAAGATGAGCTTGACAGACTACAGTAATTTAGAAAAGGAAATCGAGAACGTCCCGGAGCCTAAGGTCCTTCCTCGTGGAACGGAAGTTAAGGCCAGAATCATTAACGTTCGAGATGGTATCTCCGACAAGAACAATGCTCAGTGGTATCAGCCGGTCTTTGACGTCCCTAATGAGCCTCTCGCTATGGAGTTCAGCGACTTCTTCTGGGACCTGTCAGACCGCGACAAGTTGGACGAAAAGTCTGGAATCCGCGCTATGCGGAAATTCAAGATGTTCGCCGAGGCCTTTGGTATCGACTACTCTAAACCTTTTAGTTGGACCGATGACTTGGTCGGCAAAGAAGGATGGGTCATCCTTGGGATTCGTAAGTCTGAGGAATACGGAGACCAGAACACCGTTCAGAAGTATATGTCTAGAAAATAGTTCGTTTAATTCATAAACGATCTTCGACCTGAGCACGTCGCTAAACTGCTCATTCAAGGAGTCTATATGAACTGCCCAAAATGCTCCTACGAACGAACAGTAAGGTACCCACTAACTAAAACTGTCGAGGCTTGGGTATGCATAAAGTGTGCATACTTGTGGGAAAACTACTTAGGAGGACAAGAACATGAAAGATCTGACAATGGACGAGGTAAAGGAGAAGAGAAAAATGCAGAAGGAATGGGATGAGTTCGTAGAGACCTTCACAGATTTTACCTACCTAATTGGTGGCCTGCTATTCATTCCCACAGCTGGAATTATCTACAGCATTCTCTGTGGTCTGAGGGCTGGCCTTAGAGTTGGAACTCAGAAATTTCTTGACCTCTTAGTCAAGTGGGAAGCTTGCGGAAAGGAAAGGAAATAAAATGCCTTATCTACGTTCTCTCGAATGGAGGGTATTTTCAGCCCGTGTTTTAGAACATATTAATCTCTATACCATCCCTCAGTATGGAGACAAACCAGATGATGAAGTTGAGAAGTGGTCTCCTACTATGTGTATGCTATCCATTGCTAAATATGTTAAAAGATTTGAGAATGGCAAGCGTGGGCAAACGGAGACTCTGCGTGACATGCTAAAGATTGCCCACTTTGCATGCTTAGCTTATAACAAAATGAAGGGAGATGAACTGGACTTCCTTAAAGTCTATGGTCCCAAACTAAAACCTGGTGACTATGGATATACTAAACCAACGGAGGAGATTAAACATGAGAGTATTGATTCTGGGAGTTGATGGTTATCTTGGTTGGCCTCTGGCACTCCACCTTA